CAAGTTTAGTTGCACTGTCACTACTAAAGTCATCTTCATCTGCAATGTCTGTAATAGTAACAGAACCATCTGTAAGACTGCCAAAAGTTACTGTACCTGCTGAACCATCAATATTACCTGCCATTGTAACATTTGCACCACTAAATGTTAAAGCTGTTGTTGATCCTGATTTAAGAATTAAGTTACCAGATGTATTAGTTAGAGCTGCATATTGTGTTCCTGCATCCTTTAAGAAAACATCACCACCATCTGCATCAAGAACAATATCATCTGCTGTATCAAGTATTAAATCTCCTGTATCGTTAACAATGTAAGAATTAGTACCACCATGATAGAGATTAAGATCTTCTCCTGCACCCAATGTAATCCTACCTGTAGAACTATCACCAGTTAAATCATCAGCGTCAGCATCTACATCAATTTTTAATAGACCACCTGTAGTAATATTTGAAGCACCATTATCAATAGCACCAAATCCTGTAGTTATAGATCCACTATTTAATGCACCTACAGTTGTAGCTGCAGTAGTTACAAGATTAGGCATAGCAGTTATTTCATCATCAAAGTAGGCTGCTAGATCTGTAACAGCTACCTGTTTCATTGTACCTGCATCATTAAAAACAACTCTGTCAGCATCAACTACAGTTGTAGAAGTAGCACTCGTATCACCATCTATAATATTTAATTCAGCAGGAGTAGATGTTACTGCTGTATCACTATCTGCAGCTAATACTACAAGTGTTCCTGACTGATTAGGTAATTTGATTGTTCTATCAGCATCAGGGTCAGTAATTGTTAAAGTTGTTTCATTAGCATCTGCAGTTGCACCTTCAAACACAATAGCATTTTGAGCATTCATAGTAACAGTATCTACAACTGTTTGTGTTCCTGTAACAGTAAGATTGCCTGATACTGTAAGATTATCACCTATTGTAACTTCTGAAGTACCATGACCTATTGTAATAGCTGTACCTGATACACCTGTACCTATAGATATAGACTCACTACTATTACCTGTATCAACAATTAAGTAAGCATCAGAACCTTGTTTAATAGTAAAAGAAGTAGCAGAGTTATCTGTAATAGCTACATTAATATCTGTACCATCTGCACTAATAGAGTCAAGAGCTATATCTCCTACATTAATAATATTAGCATCACCAAAAGATGTAGTAGATAAAGTAGTTGTTCCTGTTACAGTTAAGTTATCTGCAACAGTTACCTCTGAAGTTGTATGACCTATTGTTACAGCTATACCACTTGTCTCTGTAGCAATCTTTAATGTACCTGTAGCATTAGTAATAAAAGAGTTAGAACCATCATGGTACAATTGCATATCACTACCTGCACCAAACTTAAACTTGTCACTGTCAGGTACAATTAAATCACCATTACTATTTACTGTAACAACTTTAGATGCTTCAGACGTTCCTAAAGTAGTTATATCAAGATAATTAAGTTCAGCCGTTGTTGCTGTTACACCATCAAGTATGTTTAACTCTGCTGCAGTAGAAGTAACTCCATCAAGTATGTTAAGTTCAGCAGTAGTAGAAGTTACACCATCAAGAATATTAAGTTCAGCTGCTGTAGCTGTAACAAGAGTTCCACCTAACTTTAATCCATTTGATGTATCGTGACTAGCTATATCAAAGTCATAAGCTCCATCTGCAAAAGTTGTATTTCCTGTAATCGTAATAGAAGATCCATCAGCAGTAATACTATCTAAAGCTATATTACCTACATTAGTAATGTTAGCATCATTAAAGGAAGTAGCACCTAAAGTATTTGCAACTGATGTAGATGTTATACCACCACCAAATGTAGCCAAACCTGCAGCTGACATATCAAAAGTAACAGCAGTTACTGCACTACCACCATCATTACCTCTTATTAAAATATCTTTGTCAGATACTTTTGATTCTATACGAATATTACTACTATCGTTATAGATACGCAACATTTCTGTGCCATCATCTTCATATATGATACCACTACCTGCTGTTCCTGCGTCAAGAGTTATACCCCCTGCTGACTCTATATTAATAGAATCTACAGCAGTTCCGTCAGAAACAATATCTAAATCACCATCATCATTAGAACTAATATAAAGACCTGAATCTCTAAATTGAATTTTTTCATCTGAGTTGAGTAAAATATCATCATTGAATTGAAAGTAGTCTTCATCTTCCATCCACAATAATTGACCATCACTATCTTGACCATCAAAGTTAACAGTAATATCTGTTCCTGCAGTTCCATCACCTATCGTAATAGTTGTTCCTAACAATTTAGTTATAGGACCACCTTCTGCAGCTGTTCCATCATGTGAGTGTCCTGTTGAAGCTGCAAAAGCATTTACAACAGCATTAAGTTCAGCATTTAATGGTGCTGATTTAACGACCTCATCAGCTTGAATATCTGAGGTATTTGTTCTTGTGTAACCTGTACCCATTACCTTAAATCTCCTAATCCATAAGTAATTGTAAATCCCTGTATACTGTGACTAGCGTTTGTGTCTTCTGCAACAAAACGAAAAGAAATAGATTTACCTGATCCTGTAAATGTTGCTGTTTCTACTGGAGAGGGATTACCATCATAAACTTGTGTTGTATCAAAAATAGCTGAACCATATACAGCTGCAGTTCCTGCACCACTAAATGCCACGTTAGCAGGGTTAAGAATAGTTGTATCTTCAAAGTCATACACTATACCTAGTGATACATTTATTGCACCCTCTGCACGTAAATACGTAGACATATCATAAAATATTTTTCTTTGTCTTGGATCTTGAAAATATAAGTAAGGTGTTTGATAAATACTTAATACATCAGATCCTGCAAAAGATGTTCCTGATTCTTGTGCATAAACTTTACCTGTAGAGTCACCATGTATAATTGTTTCTGTTGTTCCTATGTATCCACTATCTGCACAAGTAACAGAAAAACCAAACAATGTTGAAAACTCAAAAGCAAAACCTCCTTGAGGACTTTCTCTAAGTGCTCCTAGTATTCCTACAGAACTTGTTCCTGCAAACATATATCTAAATTGTGACTTAGATCTAATTAATACAGAAGATAAACCTGTAAGTGTTTCTGTATTAATAGTATTTTGTACTGTTTTATGTATCTTTTTAGATACAGTTTCAAGATTAACGTCACCAATCTTTGCAGTACCACCAATAGGTCTAATACCATCTGGTGCTAAAAATAGTAAGTCACCACCTATTTCTATTACACTGTCTGTAGCTAAACAACCTAAGTTGTTTGTAACATTCTCTAATACAAAGTCTGTTCTATTATTACCAACAAGTCTTTTAATATTATTAGTACCAAAAATGTAAAGAATATTACGAAAAACTTTTATAGCTACAATATCAAAACCTACATTAATATTACCTGCACCATTAGCAGGAGTAAAGTCAGTTTCAGCTAGTGGAGCACTAAAAAATAACTCATCTTTTTTTGCAGGATCACCTGCTAAAAACAAATGGTTTTGATAAACTTCTGATATTACAGGATCAGTAGGAGCATTAGAGTCTGTTATCTGAACATAGCTACTACCATCATAAGTAGCTGCAGGATTAATACCATCTGTAAGCACAACTTTAGGTGATCCAAAATTAATTCTAGTAAACCTAACCTTACTAACGCCAACCATTGTTGGTGAACCTGCACTAGTAATAGCAGTCCAAGCAGATCCTGTCCAATAGTGCAAGTAATTGCTTCCTGAAGAAGGTTTTCTTGCAGCTAGTATACCATTATGTATTCCATCTGCTACACATACACCTAATACAGAGCCTGTTCCAGTTACTGTGCCATAAGCATTACTAAAGCCACTTATTCTTCTATAACCACCTTGTAAGTCAGGTTCGTAGTTTAACAACTTTGTAGCACTACCCGGAAAGTCTTGACCTTGAGATAAAACATCTCCTGTTGTATTTAAGCCACCCCTAGATATAACTTTAAAGGTTTGTAAATTATCTGCCATTATGAACCAAGACTCAACATATGTGAAGAAAATTTAGGTCTTTGTATCATTGTAGATTCTACAGAAAGTTTATCATCAAGTAATAGTCTACGCATAGCTTTCATACCCATCATAAACTTTTGTTGATGTATTTGAGCACTTTGTTCATTTGATCTAAATCTCATCACATAAACCATAGCACCATCAATAATAATATAATTAAATCTTTCAGGAATAATGGGGGTATCATAGGTACTGTCTGTACCATTTGTTGAAGCTCCAGTAGATGCATTAATACCTAATGTATCAGGAAACTTATAGTACACATATTCTACTACGTAAGCTGCATTAGGAATAGGTGTAACTCCAAACTTTTCTTCTGCTGTTTGATAAACTAAATCAGGTGCAGTTCTACCACCTGTTCCTGCAGCATCTTCTATTGTTCTATAGTTTCTAGTATAGCTTTCAAAAGATATTGTAGGTAAAGATTTAGCTGTATTAGATTCAGAAGTAAGTGTCTTTAAATAAAAACTATCCCAATCCACTGAAGACATATCTGAAGGAAAATCATACGTTCCTGTACCTGCCGTTAGTGTTTGGGTTTGTGTAGTCTTTAAAAATGGAAACTCATGCCCATCTTGAAGTATCTCTCTTATAGCACTGTTGATAGCATCTTTTGCTATCGCCTGAACATTCTTAGCTGTAGCAAATGTATCTGTTGTTAGAGTAACTTCATTGAGCCTACGTAACAATTCATTTGTTAAAGTTAAAAATGTTGTTGCCATAGTACATCCTTGTTTTAGATAAACTAAGAGGGCAAGTTGCCCTGCCCTCCCAATGTTATTTATTAAGCAAGTAGATCTCTGTCTACTTCAGTAGCTCTGTCTACAGCACCATGATCGTTACAATCAATCACAGTTGCGTAAACTCTAAGTCTACCTGTAGCTGCAGCCGCTCCTGCAATCGTACAATCAATTGTATCAGTTGTTCCAATAAATTGAGTGTAAGTTGAAGCTGCTGAACCTACGACTGTGTTGGTCTGACCATTTGAACCTGCAGCACAGTAACCTGCAGAGGTTATATCTGCACCATCAATGATGTCATCACCACCTGCAAAGTCCATGTCTAAAGTACAACTTCCAGTAAATGCTTTCATCACTTCAGCACCTGCATTAAGAACGAGTGTTCCTGCAGGAATCTCAAGCATTTGAAAAACATCTCCATCAGAGATACTATTACCTGCTGCTATAAGAGCATCAATATCCAAATACTCTTGGATTGTTCTAACCATATGCGTACCTGCATGTGCAGGTAAGGTTGCAATAGAGTTAG